TAATGAGAACTATGAAAAAAAGAAAAAAGAAAAAGGTTTAACTCTACTTTAGCTGGGGTGCAGTATTGCTTAGAGTAAAACTTTACGTAAACTTTCACATATAAAAAGACCGGCTATACGTATGTAGCCGGTCTAGTGTGTGTGTAGTAAGAGAATATGAATACCCTCAAACGAAACATAATCCCACCTTAAAACTGTGTCAACTAATTCCCCAAGTTTCATAAAACTTTTCTGTTGGCTCACATATCAAATTAAAATTCCCCAAAACACTTATCCATTTCAAGTCTTGCTCTACAAGACTTCTGTCATGCAATAACTTTATTAGAATATCGTATGACCTTATCCCCCCTGAACTCTTAATAGCAGACAAACAATTAGAAACTTTTCTTCTTAAAATAACTTCAGCCTCTCCTCTAGCCTCGTAACTAGAGTTAATCCTAGGATTATAATTTGATGCTTTTATACCAATCAATCCGGCTCTATGAAAATCGGAATAAAGATTGTCTAAGCATTTGTATTGGTCAAGAGATATACTATCATTCATAAGTAGCTTATCTAAGGTTGACTGATCAACCACTCTAAATCTTACTTCATTAGAGCTACCTATAAACTCTGCTTTAAGACTATGATGCTTGCCTAATAGTTCTGCACCATAGTCCTTTTTATTATCTTTATTAGAACTTGATCCCATCGTATTCTTCATTATCTTTGTCATGCCAATTCCTAACTGCCTTTGCTTTATATGGAGTTAACATATCCCTCTTACTTCTTTGTATATTAGAAATAGAATTATATCTTGATGTAATTTTATCAAATTCTAAATTACACTCCCCAATTGATCCTACCCAAGAAAACCTACATTTCCAAATTAATATTTGGCTGACGTTTGATGTTGATGCATTAGGTCTATGAACTGTCATACCTACATCGCTTTTACTAAAGAAAGATGCTGATCCGGCTATATCATATCCTTTTGGTGGTGGTACAGAGCCATCATCTTTTCTCATCATTTTTGTAGGATGAGCAACAAACCAAATATGTATCCCATGAGCCTGTGCAAATACTCTTAACTTAGTGAGCATATCAGATATCCAATCTGTCTCAGAGGTTGTCATGTCCTTTGCTATATAGTTGTATGGATCAATAACTACACCTCTAATACCATGTCTCATAACAGCAACTTTCATTCTATCTAATATACTTTGCAACGTAGATAGCGATCCATCAGCTTGATATAAAAAACAAAAGTTATCCAAAACAAATTTCTTGCCCTGTTCTAATTCTTGTCTATTTAATTTAGGTGTATGCCCATCAAAAAATGGCTTTCCCATGTGCTTACTTATTAGTTTTGCTATGTGTATTCTTGGTTCATTCTCAAAAGAACATATGCCAAACTTCCATCCTTTTTCTTTTGCTATGTTTACCATTATTTGATCTACAAATTCAGATTTACCGGATGATGGATGCCCTGTAACAACAGTTAACTGACCCTCTACGACTGTGTATAGGTCATCAACTTCTTTATATCCTGTGGATATCCCTGTTCCAATTCCTTTTTCATAAATATCATCTACTTGATCATAAAAATGAGAGGCATCATACAATCCGGAAACAGGATATGGGATTGGCTTTTCAGCTAATTCCTTTAGCTTTTCTTTCCCATACTTAACCAAAACTTCATTGGCATCCTTACAATCTGATGGATAAACTACCTTGTAACATTTATCCTTGCCTACTCTTCTAGCTATTTCTTCTTCCATAGCAACACCGGATGCATCATTGTCCATAGCGATGACGACTTTATCGCATCCATCTAATATTTTTTTTGAGTTCCATATAAATTTAAATTTGCCATCGTCATGGGGATCAACTTTGCCATCAACAACTTTCATAACAGCACCATGAGGAATTGATATTACACTATCGTAACCACTCTCAATGAAAGACAAACAGTCCATTTCTCCCTCGCAAATAATGACCCAATCTTTTTCTTTTACGTTATCAATATTATAAAAGTTTAAAGCTGAACCTTGACTAGAAAAACCTTTTTCCGGAAATGATCTGATCTTTGCAAAATTACATATGCCTTTATTTTGATAAGGGAAAACTATACAGGGAACTTCTTTTTGTGCTGTTGCGATGTATTGCCTTGTAAATTTTACACCAATTTTTTCTGCTGTTTCTTTTGATATTCCTCTGCTTTGCAAATATTGTAAGCTACCATTCCCATCGCCAATAACCCCCCATCCATTTTTCTGTTCAACAGGTATTGGCTTGCTTATGTTACTCACATTATCTCTCCTCACAATTCTAAAGCTGTTGTCATTAAATTTTATTCCACCATCCTCGTTGCAATGCCAACAATTATAAAATAATGCCTCTTCATTGACTTTTAATGATAAAGTTTTTTGATTTTTTTTTCTTCTTGAATTAGAACAAAAAGGGCAAGCAATCTTATGCTGACCACTACCAAGACGTAATCCTACATCTCTAATTGAGTGTTTTATTTCCATTAATTTCTCCTCACTACACAACCCATAGTTAAATCTAAAAAAAATATTCGTCAACAAGAAAAATTATTTATTTATATATATATATATTTATATTATATATATTTATATTATATATATTTATAACCATATAGATGGTTATAACCATATAGATGGTTATAACCCTAAAGATGGTTATAACTACATGTTAAATGCTCTGCTTTGAATTGCTTTTTTTAACCTTTCCCCAATGTATCTTGCCACAACAGGTTTGCTAGTTAAAATCTCTTTCATTTTTTTTTGTAAATTCTCAGCATTAAAATTTGCCATGTCACAAACGTAAATAAAATCATCTGATTTTACCCATTTTGCTACAGATAATTTTTCTTTGTTATCCCCTAGATACGAATCAGAAATCGCTTGGCACATCACATGTTTCCAAAGTCGTGACTCTGATGTGAGTTCGTGGTGCATCTCTGTCCAAACCCCAATATACAAACTTTTGCTTGACCTGTCTGTCGTTAACATAAATCTTTCCTTGCATACAATCTAAGATAACACTTTCGTCTAAATCCGGTCTACGTGAAGCATAGTATACAATTAACTCTACTTTCACATCTTTTTCAATAAGTTTTTCTAATGTGGGGCATTGTGGGGCAAATTCTTTTTCATAATTTCTAGCTTTATCAGATTTTATTACTCCAAATCTTTTCCCAAAATTAACTATTTTTCTAGAGTTTGCCTTGCTTGCCGGCTCTCCATAGATAATAAAATTTGTGCTTGTGTGTAATTGTGTTGACATAGTTTTTCCTTTCTGTATAACGAAATGTGTGTAGTAGGAGATTAAAATGAAAATAACCAACAACTTTGGGATGCCCCAACCTTTCGTAGATTTTGCCATAAATGATAAGTACAGCAAGGGTAAAGCAGATATTTCTGTAACCTCTTTAATTGACAGTCCAAGGGTCAGAGTAATGAAAGATTCTTATAATGACAAGATAGAAATTGATGCTGTCGATATGGTTTGGGCATTGTTTGGAACTGCTGTACACTCTGTGTTAGAAAGTTCTAACACTTACCCAAGGGTAGGTCATCCATCAGATAAAATTATTAACGAAGAAAGATTGTACTCTGATCTTAATGGATGGACTATATCCGGTGCTATGGATAGGCAAGAAATCAAAGATGGTATAGCAACAATAATAGATTACAAAGTAACATCAGTTTGGTCAGTAATTCATGGCAAACCGGAATGGGAAAAGCAATTAAATTGCTATGCTTGGCTGTTCAGAGAAAAGCATTTTTTTAAAGAATGGAAAGTTGGTTCTATAAAAATATGTGCAATACTTAGGGATTGGAATAGAAGAGAGGCAGAGAGAAGAGAAGATTATCCACAAGCACCTATAGTTTACGTAGACATTCCTATTTGGAATGAAGAAGATGCAAAAAATTATGTGTCTGAAAGAATTTCAATTCATCAAGAGGCTCAAGTAAATTATGATTTAAATGGTTCTTTTCCTCTATGTACAAACGATGAAAGATGGCAAAAGAAAAACTCTTGGGCATTAAAGAAAAAGAAATTAAAGAGAGCTTTGAAAGTGTTTGATAACGAACAATCAGCTCATGACTATCAAGAAGTTTATCATCAACATAGACTGCATCCTAGTGATGCTACAGAAATAGAATTTCGTGGTGGAGAATACACACGATGTAAGGGCAACTATTGTTCAGTTGCTAAATTTTGCGATCAATACAATGAGGTATAAAATGACAGAAGATAATATAAAATATCCAAGTGATATAAAAAAAACAAAGGTAGTAAGAGTAAGAAAAAAGAGTGGAGTTGTTAAGTTGAAATCTAGAAAAATAATGGGTACTAGATCGCCAAAATCATCTTTAATATCTGAGCATATAATTGAGGCAACAAACAAAGGTAAGGGTGCTTATGTATGTATGCCTATAAAAATTTATATGTATATAAGAGATAAAATAAGAAATTGGCTTAAACAATGAATAGCATAGTTGATTCAAAAAGAAGTAACTATCTCTCTGTATTTAAGCAAGGGATAGAGGATAGCATCTTTTATAAAGATAAGTACGAACAGAATAAGAGTTCAGCTTATTACAGAAAAGGATATGAATTTGGTTTGCTAATAGAAAAGAAAGAGAAAGAGAGAAAAAATGAAAAGTAATAGAGAAGTAGACTTATGTTATTTGCCAACAAATAATCTATGTAAAATTAATGAGGTTCTAGACGATAGTTATTTCCCGGAGAACAAAGGAGATATAATTAGTCAAGAATTAGTTACCTATCAAAAAATAAAAGGTGGCATTAAGAAAACAACATTTGAAAGAAAGTTTACGAAAGTAAGCCATTACGATTCTTATAAAACAGAAATCTTTAACACTAAGTGAAAGGAATAATAAATGAAAAGTGATATACCGGAAAATGTTGGAGAAACATTGAGGGAAATTGGCATGACACCGGATCAAGCCGGATGGAATTGTCATGGAACTTATGTTCTGTTGCATAAGGCATTGGAAAAAGTCGCTGTTAAAAAAGGGATTGTTTTTAATGAGCCTACTATATTGGAATGTAATTCTGAAAATAGGATCGTAAGTCTTTTAGTAACAGGAAAGATGGGCGATAAATCAGAGTGGTCTATAGGAGAGGCATCTCCATCCAACAACAAGAACAGTTATCCATATGCTATGGCTGAAAAGAGAGCCAAAGACAGGGTTATCTTAAAGCTAGTTGGGTTACATGGGGATGTTTATGCAGAAGACGAGGCAGATGCCTTTAAAGAAGAGAGACCTGTAGAAATAAATGGTGGAACTTTAGAGAAAGGATTTAAAAAAGAAGAAGAAGTTAAAGAAGAAACTATATCTGTCAAAGATGTGTCTTCAGATAAAGTTGAAAGTATTCCTGTAAAAGAGGGTGTTGAGGTTATCAAAACTGTTTTCCTTACGTTTATGCCGGATGACAATATAGATAATCTTAGGAAGTTTAAGAACGAAAATGCTCAAGCATTAAAGGAACTTAAAAATCTAAGTGGCGATGCCTTTGGAGAAGTGTCTACAGCATTTCTTGAAAGAGCAGATAAATTAAAAAATAAATAACAAGGAGAAGATATATGACTGAATACCCACCAAGTGGCTCTTTATTTGAGGCACGAAATAAGAAATCAGAAAAAAGTCCGGACTACACAGGGTACATGGAATTGTCTAATGAGGTTATAGACGATCTTATCAAACAAAAAAATGATGGAGTTTCTAAACCTAAGTTTAATCTTGTTGGTTGGAAGAAGATGAGTTCAAAAAGTGGAAAGGCTTTTCTTTCTATTCGGAGCAATGTATTTGAGGAATACAATGCAAACAAGACTCAAGGCAATAGCTTTGGCTCTAATAACAACACCACTATTAACAGAAATACATCAGCGATAGCGAGTACTATTGATGATGATGAAATACCATTTTAGGGAGATATTAATGGAAAGCACAATACCTAATATAAATTTTGAGGCTGTCAAAACATCTATGATGCAAGACAAAAATGGAACAAACATTAAACTTACTATTCATCCTAATGATGTTCCGGAGCAACTGCACAAGGATTGGGTAGGCTCTAGATATGTGGTTGCCATGGTTAAAGTGAATGACGATGGTACACCGGAAGAAAGGAAAGATAATGACATTAAGGAAATCTGAAAACAATGCTGATGTTAGTGCTGATTTTTTAACAATAGATGCTGTCGCTAAATATTTGTCTATAAGCAAAATGTCTGTTTATGGATTGATAAACAATGAGAGCAGAGAATTCCCTAAGTCCTATAACATTACTAAGTCTGAACAAAGGCAGAAAAGACTTTGGGATAAACAAGAAGTAAAGGATTGGCTGTTAAAACAACGATCCGAAAACATTACATAAACTTTTATGTCTAGGGTAATGTACGAATCCCCAAAGAACTTGGGAGAAGAACAAAATGCTTTAAGATACATCTCACAAAAGTGGGGTGTATCTTATGCCAAACTACCAATATCATACAAATTAGATTATACGATGTATCGCAATGGTACACATATAGGGTTTACAGAAGTCAAATGTAGAACCAGCAGATTAAACGATTACAAAACATATATATTATCTTTATCTAAAGTAAAAGAAGCTAGAATATTAGCAGATATGACTAACACAAAATCTTTATTAATTGTTTGTTGGTCTGATTATACGGGCTGGATAAACCTAAGAAGTGAATTTATAATAAAACAAGGTGGAAGATCAGATAGAAATGATTGGCAAGATCAAGAACCTGTTTGCCATTTCAATATAAATCAATTTAAAATAATAGCTGAAACAAAAAACTTTATGTAAAGTTTTACTCTATTGTCTCGGCAGCCAAAATAAGAGGAGAGGAAAAAATATGAAATTAGCAGATGGATTAGAGAAAGCCTTTATAGGCAGTACAATAAGTGCCTTCGACAGAAAGCAAGTTGCTTTATACGATTACAACAAATGTATTCTTATACTTTCTCACGATCATGACATGACGGAAGAAGAAGCTATGGAGTACTTTGATTACAACGTGATTGGCTCTTGGGTGGGCGATGACACTCCTGTATTTATTAACCAACATCAAATAGAAACAATAGAAGATTATTTAGAGGATGATTCAGAATGACAGATAAAAAAGCACATAGAAAAAATACATTGGTTAAGGCTAGTGCTATAATTACTGGGGAAAGAGCAATCGAGTACGGAGATGCTTATGAGAACCATGCAAGGATAGCAAAGATATGGTCTGTGCTGTTGACGAAGGATATTACTGTAGAACAAGTTTATCAATGTATGATAGCAGTTAAGTTGTCTAGACTAATTGAAACTCCAAATCATGAAGATAGCTATGTGGACATATGTGGCTATTCGGCTCTGGCATCAGAAGCCATGGACAAAAAAAATACGTAAAGTTTTGAAATAGGAGTAGTGCCGTTACTATCATAGATAGAGCTTTACTGCTCCTTTAAACCAACTTGCCTCATTAAAACAACACCGGTCTTCATAAGACCTTGAATCTTTTCAGTTCTAAGTTTTATAAGTTTTGTTCTAGTTTCATCCGGTATTCTTAAATTTCTTTCCAACTCACGAATTTGCCTTAACAATCTATTTCTAGCATTGTCTATGGCTTTAAATCTTCCATATATACTTAACTCATCTGCGTATTTAGCCCTAACACCTCTTACTTCATTAGCATCGCCTTTTCTACTAGCCAATTCCAACCTAGCAAATATCGTATATAGACCTTTTCTGTTTTCTAAATAAGTTGATGTGTCCACTCTTTCTGATGGTGATGCGATAAGTTTCCTTACAAAAGGTATTCTTTGTTCTAAGTTACCCTCAAATTCTCCACTTAATACATCAGGTACAGTTGAAAATACTAAATTACCAAGTCTATTGACTGTAGCACCAGCACCACCAATGGCAAACTCTATCCAATACTCCAAAACATCCGGAGACATATCTATAAGTCCACTCTCTACTTCATCTCCTCCGGATATTGTGTTGATGATGTCAACGACAGCTTTTGGTATTACACCTGTGTTGCCCCAATATTGTTGGCTATCAGGTCTAGGCGAAGATGCGTACATAGGACTTTCTTTATATATAGGAGCTTGTTTATAATTTTTATTAATTGCTAACTCAGCAAGTGGGTCAAGAAATGTAGGGGTTGCATATGTTTGCCAATTCTCTATAGCTCCAAATGGGCTTAATGTTTCCATAGTTGTGTTAAATATTGAATTGCTTGTCTGACCAAGTGTATACTCTCCTCTAGTGTACCTGCTTAACGATCTTCCTAAGTTAACAGCCATATTTAGTCCGTATGCCAAAGGTATTTTTATAAATTTTTCATCAGACAGACCAAGTGATGGGAAAATTAAATTGTGTTCTAACGTGTAATCATCTAAATCATCATATTGTTTTCTGCCATTATCATCTTCATCATCACTAAGGAAAGATACAAATTGATCTTGTAGTAATCCATAAGCGACCATACCTAACCAAAGTTTTCTTACTCTCTTTGATCGTCTAGCAGCTGTTAGTAGAGCCATACTTCCTTGTAAAGATGCATTGTAAAATAAATACAAAGAGTTCATAGCAACTTTATCTTCTCCACCTTTTGCAAAGTTTACTGTCACATCTCTCGCTGCTTCGGCAGCTCGTGCATCAGAGAAGCCTCTTTTTTTCAAAGCTGTGAATGTAGCGACACGAACACCATTCTCAACTGCTGTGTTGTAATCATCTAAAAACCTCAACATCTTTTTAAAATTGCCTTTAATAAGACCCTGATTTTTAGTCCCACCAATCTCATTAAGTAAGTTATTCATATTTGCCATTTGATCTTGAACAGTTGACATCATGTTAGTGGCGTTCTTACCACCAGACTTAACAAACTTAATGTATTCTTGTGCCCAATAACTATTGTCGTCAAGCGTATTACTTTTTGTTTTTCTTAAAACATTTCTTATGCCAAGAATTGCTTTTCCTGTATTTAAAGTTATTTCTTTTGTTATGCCTTCCATGTCGTATTGTTGTACGTTAACAAGAGCTGTCTCTAAATCTTTTGCAAGGTTAGGTAATACGAAAGCTGGGTTATAAGTAGTGTTAACACTAGATAGCCATCTGTTTAATTTACCTACCATTCTAATAAATGTATTATTAGTTTGTGGTTCTGAGTGCAGTTTTAAGGATCGAGCTATAGAACTGCTGTAAATGTTTACGTGAACTTCTTGTCCATCTTCTTTAATTGTAAATTGTTGAGCGTTCATTGCATCTTTTTTTGCTTCATAAGCAATAGTTTTAGACATATCTAATGCCAAAGCTTCGTTTATAGCGACAGTTCCGTCTGGTTGTGTTTCTTCTCCTTTAATTAATTTTAAAAATGACAATCCAACTTTATTTCTTTCGCCCCTATCAATTGCTCTTACATTTTGAGCAAGAGCAGAGCCTAATATATTTTGTGCATATTTAAGACCTCTACCTTTAGCAGATCTATCTTCATTGCCCATAGCACCAAATAAATTTGTTGTTTTTCTTAAAGATTGATTTTTGTCATCTTTAAACTCTTGATCAGAATCCATGTCACCTCTTAATGGAACATAATTTTTAAAATCATTTCTTTTTTCAAAAGTTTCTTTTGTAATTAACCCAGATTCGTATCTTTGAACGTTTGTGTTTTCTGTAATTTCTTTCACAATCATAATTGAGTTAGTAACAGCTTTTCTATTTGATTCATTTAAACTTGCAACCCAATTAAGTATCGCTGTGGCTTCATTAAAAGACATACCTGATCCCATGCCTTTACCATAATCTGTAGTTATTTTGGCATTTCTTTCTTTAGCGTGTCTAGCATAAAGAATAGAATCTATTATTGTCATTAATGGACTAATGCTTGTTTCTAAATCAGATTTAACAAATCCATCCTGTCCTGTTAACTTCGCTGCAGTTGCAGATAGAGCAGACAAATTATTTATTTGATCTTCTGTAACATTAATTTGTTTAATCTCTTCCATTAATGGTTTAATTAAAGTTTTTTCAACTTCATCTAATTTAGAACCCGTAATACCATGAGAGTTTTTTTCTTGCAAAAATGTATCGGCTGCATCAGCAATTGTATAGCCATTATTTCTTAACTCATCCATCATCTTTCCAATAGACTGAAAAGAATCTTGATATTTTGTTACAATTCTGTCAGCAGCTTGTGTAGCAGTTCTGCCAAAAAGAGGTTTAACTACACCAAATGGAGTTTTAATTTTTTCAGGTAATATTCCTAATCCTTTAGCTATAATTCCTGAAAGATTATCGTATCTAATATTTTGTTGTGCTTTTTCTATAGCAATATCATTTTTAATTGCTATGCCTTCTCTTTGAGTTGCCCCAAAAGTGCTTGCTCTTATGCTTGATCGTCTGATCTCAGATTCTCTGGGAGAGATTCCTCCAACTCCGCTGTCATCTCCGGAATCCCTTCCGGATAAATTAGATCTAGATAGTTCTCTCTCGTAACTGGAATTTCCACTGAATTCAGATACTGTATTATCGGGTCTAGCCCAACTTGGTTCTTCAAATCCTGCTGGCGTTGCATTTATAGCCTCCTGTCTAGCTTCGTCAATAGTTAATCTTCCTTCTTTATATCTGTTCCATATGTTCTCAATTTGAGCAACTTTTTGTGGATTAGATTTAAATGTGTTTGTGTATAACCCTCTTATTGCTTCCCATGTAATGGATTGCATTTGCCTAGGTAATACACCTCTGTCATTAGCGGCTCTTGCATAAGCATCTGCTACAAGTCCATAAGTTCCTCTAGATCCACTTATGCTTGAATTAGGTATTGTTCCATATTTAGCAGCTCTTCCCTCTTTTTTGCCTCCAGTATATGCACCAAAGTTATGATCAACTTCTAAAGCTTTACCACTCAATGGTTTAAAGTGCGCTGCAGCCACGGCATGAGTGTCTATTGTTGAGTGACCTTCTTTTGAATTAGGAGTAATTAAGTTATTAAAAAAACTTCTAATTTTATGCCTATTACCCATCTGTATAGATATGTTTTCTATTGAGCCATCTTCCATAACTGAAACAGCTTTTGACATTTCAGATAAACTTCCCCACCCTGTCTTCTTAGGGGCCCCTTTACCAGTGAGTGCGTAATTTAAAAATTCTCCTTCTGGAGTAATTATTCTATGACCTCTGTCATTATATGTTTCATCAAAAATTCTTATCCACATAGCTTTGTGAAGTGAGTGATCTAAATTATTTAAAGAAGTTGAGTTTCTACTTGTATTACTTATATGATTAAGAGCTGCTTTATACTTGTCTTTACCAAATATTCTTTTAGCTGTTACCATCATTTCAGGTGTAAATTGTGTATTTCCAAAGTTTTTTGTAATATCTAACATTCTTTCAGACAAAGAAACGTTCATAAACCAATCTTTTTGTGGAGACTGAGCCGACATTACAGCCGCTATTACTTCTGGTTTGTATCCATATTCATTAGAAAATCTATCTATAATAGCTCTTGCGCCATCATACCATTTAGAAGATCTGTTTCTTATTTCAGGATCTATAGAGTCATATATATATAATAGATTGCCTCTCATAGCCTCAATGTAATCTTCAATTATTTCTAAGTCTGAAAAGTTTTCGTAAAGTTTTGTGTTTTCTGAAATATTATAACCTTTAATAAGGTTAGCTGCTTGACTTGCTAATTTTGGATCTTGTCTAATAGCATCACCATTAACAAGAAGAATATCATTAATAGGATTTTCTAGGCTCTTTACAGCAGTAGGAAATCTTGTGCTTATGGTATGCTCTTGTCCAAAGGCCATTACACTAGACCTCATTAATCTAGTCGCATTTTCTCCACGTTTTTGATTAATTTTATCTTTGTATGCCTGAGTGTATTTTTGTGGTTGATAAGTTTGTGGTATATTTAATTCATTAAACATGGCTGCGGTAAAACCACGACCTGAAGATTTGCTCCAATACCCACTTGCCCCTGATTCTTTAATCATTCTTTCCATAGCTGTGGTTATGTAACCTAATCTACCTTCACCACGCATAGGTTGAGCTTGTTTTTCTAATTCTTGATTGGCTTTGGCATTAAATCCTTTTTCATCTTTTGCCCAATCATACATATCGTCATAAGGAACTTCTATTTCATAGATGTTGTCTCCAACATTGTCCTCTGGATTATAACCTTCAGGATCGGCAATATTAATTGCATAGTAATTTCTAGCAGGATATCCACTATATGTTCTTCTGCGCTCCGCACCACGCATGTATAAATTACTTTGTTGTTTTTCTGGGTCTATACTGTTTAGGCCCTCTACAGGAGAGAAGTGCGTAAGTGTTATTGTGCGTTCTTTTGTGACTTGAGGTTCGCTCCTCTCTTGTAATGGTTCGCTCTCGCCAAGTACATCTGTCTGTCCTCTTCCTCTTCCTTCAAGTCCTCCTCTGTCGCTGGAGTCATCTCTTCTATTATTAAATTGTTGACTTCTTCGTAAAGCTTGTTCATTTGTTTCTGCCTCCATATCATTTGCTAAACCTTCTTCCATAACAAAATTAGACAATAATGTTACTTTTTGGTCAGCGTAAACTGTTTCTTCTGCTTTATTCTTACTATTTCTATTTTGTTCTCCTACAGATTCACTGTAGTTTACCCATGAATTTTGTCCTCTTGTTTCTGTAGTCATGGCTTTAGCCGCTAATGGACTATACATTCTTACGTGAGCTTGCCAAGCATTCTCTTCTCCTCTAGCAGAAAATGTAGCTCCTTCTAATCCATGACCAAAATAATCATGAACTATTCTAAATATATCATTATATCTTGCATTTGCACCATCTATAATTTCCCCTGTCTTTTTTAAAAGAGGATTTCTTGAAACATCTTCTTCGGTAAAACCTTCTTTTCCAAATCCAAAATCACTAGGATAAACCCACATATGGTTATTGTTATGCAAATCATTTAACATATCTTTAGCACCATTAGAATATGGCTCTAATTGACCAAGCTTAATCAATTCTACTTTTAACCCAGTTGCTTTTACAAACTGCCATTGGTCAAACGTTTCATCGTTCATAGCATTATAGGATTCAATAACGTCAGGATTATACGGATCATCTATAGCTGAATCAAAATCATTAGCTATTTTTTTGGCTAATTCAACATTTAAAGTTATGTATTTATCTTGTCTTCTTGGAGTTATATTTTTTGATGCTAAATAAGCAGCTTTTGCTTTTTGTGCTTTGTCTAAAGGACCTAAAGAAGAAAGGTGTAAGTTAGGTAATCTTTCTAGTTTGGAGCTTCTTATAGTTTCACTTTGATCAACATCAAGATAATCTCTACTAGTAGCATTCTCTCTAGCTCTTCTACCAATTTGGTTTTCTTTATTAGTTGTTTGTATATTATCAAAGATAGAATCAATATCTTTAAAGCCTTCACTATTATGAGTTGTAAATATGCTTTTAATAAACTTAACTATTTTATCAAATAATGTTTTAGGACGACCTACAATAGACAGCTTTCCTGAAGCGTAATCTCTATACATTTCTGCAATAGCTTCTTCAACAATTTGATCTTGAGATAAATTATTATTATTATCTGGATTTGAATGCATACGTGTTGCTCTGTCTAAATACGTATACTCTCTTACTTCTTTTTTACCATTAATTATTTTTACATATTTTCTTTTGCTTACAGCATTTTCTAAAGCAACATATTCTTTATTGCTAAATAAACCTAAGTTTTTTAATGCATGTATTATTTCATGGTTCATTACACCAGAAAGTTCTCTTTGCAACTCTAAATCACTCATATTAGGATTGTAAAGTTCCATAGCAAGAGCTATAACTCTTTGCCCATCTTTAGATACATCAAACGTTCCTTCAGTTATCTCTGTTAAAGCTTCTCCTAAATTTATAGATCTTTCTAAGTTGTTCTCATCTATAAGATTTCTATCGTCTAAATACACATCAGTTAATCCAACTCTGGCTAACTCTCTTCTTAATGCACTCATAACTCTTTTTTGTTTTAATCTGTATTGTTCAGTTTTTTCTAACTCTGCACTATTATCAAATGCTTTCTTTGCCACATAGTTAGGGACAATATTAGAAGCTTTAATTTTATCTTGCTTTGAATCTATTTTATTAGCTTGGTTTTCTAAATCAAAAGCAAATCTTTGTAGATCAGAAAATTCTTTTGTTAATATTTCTAATTGTTGATTGTATGTTTCGGTTTGAATAGCATCGTCTAAAGATTTACTTTTTAAGTCTTCAACAGTTTTTCTAGCTTCTATATTTTGTTTTGCTAATTCTGTTAAACCTAATGCTTGACTCTCCATGTCAACTTTAGAAGGAGCTTCCTCTACAACTCGAGCTGTATACTTTCCTGCCTTTACTATTTTACCTTTTTTCATAATAGGAGGGGTATATTCTAATGCGCCTTTAGTTAGTAATGTATTTAATACATTATCAGCATCCTCATTGGACATTTTTTCTTTATTAATTCTTGCAGCTATACGTTTAACTTCTGCTCTATTAATAACTTTAGCTTTTAAAATTGTATTGGTAAATTTATTTGCTAATGCTTTTTCTTCTGCGCCTTCTAACTCAGGAAACAAGTCTTCTTTTTTTTGTTGTCCACTAAGTATAGGTTTTTGATTAGCTCTTTCTCTGTTAGCAGACTCAATACCAACAACATCCTCTATCTCTTGTAGTGAAGCGGGGTCATCAACAGCTATCTTTTTACCTAAATCAACTCTAGCTTTTCTAATCTTATAAGCTTCTGCTTCTGGTAAACTAGTTAAATTTACAGGTATATAAGGAGATTTTAATTCTTTAGAGGCTTCTAAAGTTTGATTTGCTTCTTCTTGTTTTTTAATTTCTTTTTGCAAATTAGTTTGATCATTAACAACTTCACCAAAATCAATTAACTTTTGATCTTTATCAAAGTTTTCATCTATAACAATGCCATCTTCTTTTTCTGCAGGAGGAGGTAGTTCTAATACTTTTCTTGAATTAATAAAGTTAGTAGCATTTTGTAATTTTACGCCTGCATCTTTACCTTCTTCTTTTTGATCTTCATCTAATTGTTTATATTGTTTGTCAAATTTCTTTAACTGTCTTCCTCTTATACTGTCTACTATAAGGTTTAGCGCAGCACCTGCGCCACCACCATAAACTGCATCATCATAAGCACTTTGACCAACCTCTAAATCAGGGTTGTACAAATTTTTCTCTATCATATCTTGAACTAAACCAGCAAGTAATTCTTGGCCACCCTCTCCAATACCTGCGATTAAAGATCTTTTTAATTTGCCACCAATAGTTCTTAAAGCCTCATCTACTTTTCCAGCTGGAACTTTTTTAAGTATCCTCATAGCTGTGCCTAAATGTTTTAATAAAGGAACTAAAGGTGCGGCTTCTGATGTTCCTAGTAATCCACTAAGTTGTACAGCATCTCTTTTTGTTTCTTCGTCAAGATCTCCACCACTTTCAATAAAACTAGCTATTCTATTCATTTGATCTTGTGAAGTTATTGCAGCACCTTGTGTAGCAGCTGTAGATAAAGCTAGTCCACTTGCTAATTTAGCTCCACCACCTAAAACAGATACTGTTTTTGCAACTGCTGTAGACGGAACCAAAAATGACAAGAGAGAACCAATAGCTTGTCCTGATTTACTAGCTACACTGTCATTCATATCAGTAACTTCACGAATATAAGCTGAAGCATCATTAGAAAAACTTTGAGCAGCTTTACCTATGCCTGTTGTGCCAACGTCATATCCTGCTATAGATTCTCCTAAAGCAGTAATACCACCGGGTATTTGAGCAAATGACTGACCAAAACCACCTACAGTTGATTTAGCAAAATCAATAAGCCCACCTTGTGAGTCATCAACTTCTGGTAAAGCAACCTGACCAATGCCATCTTGAGTGTCTATATACTTTTGTATAGCAACATCTTCTTGCTGATTAGGTTGATTGCCTGATATTGCTATAGGATATGTATTGCCTGTACGTTTACTTGTTACATTAATTGTACCCATTAAGAGTTACCTCAAGCTGCTGGATCTAAGTTTGGATTGTACACAGGTATTTTAAATCCACGTTTATTCATATAGTCTAATAAAAACTGTTCTTCAGCTTTGTATTTTGCAAGATCTTCAGGTTTAAGATCTAATAAAACTGAACTAAGATCACCTTGTTTGCCATGTATTTTGTCTCTAACATCATTAAGTTTATCATACGCTTCTTTAGTTGTCATTATGCCTTTGCTTGATGCTGTTTTTAACTTTGCTCTGGCATTTATCAAGCTTGTAACTCCATCACTATATCTTTTTTGAGAATCTCCAAGTGTTTTTAATCCTGTATTCATTGCTTCACCATAGCCTTGTTGATCCATTAGATTTAAACCAACTTGAGCCAATGCCATGTATCTATCAAAATCCCTATCCTTTTTAAGTTCTCTTTGAAGATCTAATATTTCTTGTTCAGTAGAACTAAGACTTGTACTTGGAGATCCATCAGCAAAAGTATAATTAGATTTTTCAGTTTGTGTATTATTTTTATTGTCTTTAATTTCATTGCTATTTTTGAACTTAGAAGACATATCAACATTGTTAGAAGCGCCTAAATAAGTTGAAGCTGTATTAGCGCCTTCACCTGCAGCAATTTTATCTTGAAATTTTTTAAATTCTTCTGCGGTTAATTCAGGTGTGTTTGCTCCTGCGTTAAATTCAAGATTTTCACCTACATAGTTAACATTTTCTGGTGTAATTAAACCTTTTAAAACATTGTTAAATTGATTTGTGTCTTCAAAAGTAGTGGATTTAGGCTGATCTTCATTTTTAATTGTATTAATACTATTAAATAAATTGTTTTGTAAAAAATTTTTTTCCTGTTGTGACATAAGATCTAAAGTTTTTTGATCAACATTTTTACCTATATTCTCTCCGACATTCAAATCATAATCTGCTGACTGTTTAACTTTATTAGAAAGAATTTCTGAAAGATTAGGTCTTGGTTTATTTTGTTCTAAATCGTTTTGTAATTTTAATTGTTTTAAATAAGCCAACTCTCTTGTGTTTTGAGGTATGCTATCAATAGTAAAATCAGGCCCTACACCTTTTGGCACATTGCTTTGGCTTTCATTTCTGTTATCAAGATACTCTCCACTACCTTGACCTAAAGTTCCTTGGGAAAGATTAGATGTTTGCCCTCTTAAGCCATAGTTTCCTGCTTGCGGATAAGACAGATCAACTCCAAGTTCTTCGCCTCCACTAGTATCTCCAGACAAAGAATCAATACCAGATAACAACTCATTTACTTTAGTAACATCTTCTGTTTTAGATGCTGCTATTCCTTTATTAATAAGTTCAGGACTTGTATCTCCTGTGTATCCTTCAAATTGTGCCATAGCAGGTATCAACGCTTGTTTTACTGCATCATTAGAAAAATCTACAGGATCATCAATTCCAACACCTAAAGCTCCTGCTACCATTTTAGCATACTGTTCATTGTTTTTATTATTATCTGCTGCCGGTGCATATCTACTAATAAAATCTCTAACAGTTGATATACCTTTATCAGCGTAAGTGTTTGATAATCTAGACATAGCTCTTAAACCAAACTCTGGAGATGCATATGTAGAGTAACCTGCATTTTCTCCTGTCTCTCCTATAAATCCAGCTTTCCTTATATTGCCCGGATTATAATTTCTATCTGCTAATGAAGCTCCATTGGCAGCTTTAATAATGCCACCCTCTGCATACTCTTCTACATTGCCACCATTCTTCATGGTTTGTGGCATCATTGCTCCAATGCCACCTGACTCTGCGCTTTGAGGGGCCATAGCCTCAGACATACCCATCATTTGATTTTGAGGTACACCAGCAGAAGCAACAGTATCTTGAGCAACAGTTTGTTGTGTGCTTGCCTGTCTTGCTTCAAAATCACCTTTAACTCTTTTTCTTCTATTAAGTTCTGAAAGCACAAGAAACTGTGGAGCACTACCACTTGGTTGTTGCATTTCTTTAACTAATTGATCTTGAGAGAAATTTTTAAGACTATCTTGTACTTCTATTACATTCATCATAATCCTGAAATTCCTTTATATAAACCAAGTCCGGCTATACCTGTGCCTAACAAATCTTTAATTGGATTGTATTGTTGAAACTTACTTGTCTCTGTGCTTGGCTGAACTGGCACACCTCTAAGTATAGAAGATAAAAATGTAAGGTCTTCTCTAGGCATGTCTCTTTGTCTTACAAAGTCCTCATAACTCACATCAAGTCCTGCTTGCTCTCTTGCTTGTCTATCTTTTCCTATTTTTTCTAGTAACTGAGCTGACTCTATGTCTCCCGCTCTTGCCTTCTCACCTAACTGAGCTAACATTTTACTTTGTTCAGTCATAGCATCTGCTGCTCCAAGACCCATTTTTTCCGCAGAAAATTTAGCATCTCTATCTGCTCCAAATTGTTGTTGGGCTGATTCAAAAGCTTTTTGTTGTCCTTCAGCTTGTATCCTTTGCATATCTCTTTGAAGACCTTGGCCAGCTAAAGCTTGTTGAACTCCTTGCCTAGATCCGCCAAAAGCTCCAGCTTGTTGAGCTGCAAAATTACGATCACCTTGGCCTCTATCAAAATCTAAAAGAGCTTGGCTTTTTTGAACATCTAATACATTTTGTACATATGGAGACATATATTTTTTAGCTTGAGCTGAGTCAAACATTTCAGGACTAAAATTCATTCCTTGTTTAGTTCTGGCCATAGCCGATGATACCCCTGCATTAGCTGCGTCAAATCCGGGCATACCGGCTTCTGCTGTTTTTCTAGCTAAATCTCTAGATGCAGTTATATCAGTATTTTCATTAGCTAACCTTTGGCCTGTATAAGGAGTATAGTCTCTCTTAGATTCAGACTCAGCTCTTTTCATCATATCAATTGCATATGGCTCAAAGTATTTAGGTAAACTAGTTTGAGTTATATTTTGCTCTGTTTGCTGCTGTGGCTGACCGCCTCCACCTTTACCCATTATCTATCTCCATTTTGTAAGCAATATAATCAGGTTTCCAATTATATTTTTTTAAAACTCTCATCCATGCTTTTCTACCATAACCTTCTAAATGAGTGCAGTCACAGTCTTTTGCAAATTCTGTTAATTTTTTCATAGCTACAGGCATCCATTCTGACATTTTGCTACCACCAATCCAATCCATAGCTAATGATTTTTTATTTGGATATGATATTATACGAGTTGTAATTGCAGCCACTACTTTACTTTCTTCATTATTTTCATCTATAGCTAACCATAAACTATAAACACCATTTTCTAAATCACGATAAATATCATCAACGTGAAACCTACCGCTACTAGTTGCCACTGCTTTAGCCAGCATGTAAGCAACATCTTGCCAAACAATATCTAAAGCTTCTCTAGGAACTGCTGTAAATATCATACAGGTAACATCATCTCTTCAGGCACTGCAGGAGGCTGTGTTTTTCCCCCTGTTCTCATTTCTCTAACTCTATCCATCATATCATAAAGCTTGTCTGATCCTGAGTCAGAAGATCCATTTCCTATACCGCTTACAACATCAGCAGGAACAACAAATTCTCCATCACTTAATAATACATCTTGTTCTTTTCCTAAAGATGCAGGAACCATATCAGCCATTCCATCTCCAGCTCCTTTAATCATTCCGTCACCTTCTGTAGGAGCATCGTTAATTTCACCTGATTGAACTTTTGAAACTAAATCTTTTAAAGCTTCTTGACCAAACTGAGTTACAAACTGTGCAAGAATAACTTGTTGTTGCGTTGAATCAATTATGTCTCCTTGAATAACATCTATAGCACTACTAATAAGCTCTTTATCATTCATGCCAGATTCTTTCATGCCACCTATACCCATGTCCATTGCTGCTGGGTCTTGTAGATCTCCACCTTCTGCATAGTTTTTAGCTATATTATAATCAAACTCTCCGCCTGCACCTCCAGCATCATAACCATAATCAGGAAATAAAGATGTATTTTTAATAGGCATTCCTCTTGGAGCAACAAAATCATCTTCTTCTTTTTGTTTAAACGGAGGAGGAGCTGCCATAGACGCTCCAAGTCCAGCACCCATTGCTTCTGGCCTTGTTAAACCTTGCATTAATGTTGGAGGATCAATAAGACCTGTACCTGCTCCGCCCATTTTCATAGCAATGTCTGGGTTTAATGCAGGAGTAGTAGCTCCAAGTGCATTTGAAGTGCCCGGTAAAGCATTTTGACTGCCACCCATTTGTCCACCAAGATATCCACCAATGCCACCCATGGCCGCAGCACCTAAAGCATCTTTGCTAGAACCACCTTGTAAAAGAGACCCTATACCAGATCCCATTGCACTTGCTAAGAAAGGCATTGATGCCATAGAAGCCCCAAGCATACCTGAAGTAGCTAAAGAAGAACCCATTAAACCTAGTATAGCTGGTAACATTTTATGCTCCTATATTTTTCATTCTTTGAACCAATCTTTCGGCTCTGTTTGGCACTTGTCTATACCATTTTGAATCGGTCATCTCTATAGATGCCTTTTCCCAATCACCTTTATCCACAGCTGCTTTTAGCTTACTAAATTTTGACAGTCTTGTGTAGCCTAAATTATACATCATATTACATAAGATCATTTTTGTTTCTTCAGGCAAGCTGTAAAAGTTTACGTAAAGTTTTTCACAGTCTTCCACAGTTCCTTGTATATCATCATTAAAGCAAGAGTTAATTCTTTTTCTACTTACTGGGGTGCCTACTGGCATACCATATTCAGGATCATTCTTTTTAACCAAATGTCCAATTCCAAAAGTTTCTAATTTTAAATGATCTAAATAAATTTCTTCTACATTACCTTCGTCAGATTCTATTTCTTCTCTTAATTTACTTATATCCATATTGTTATCTCTTCTTTATTATTTTAGTTAATGTTTTGGCCTGACCCGCATGTAACTTAGATGCTTTGTTAAGGCCTTTAATAACTTTTTTAACTGTTGATTTGTTTTTCTTTTTCATTATTTCCTCTTTATCATTTTCATTGCTTGTCCTACGCCTTTAATACCAAACGAACTACTAACTGCTATAAATAATAAATACTGATACCACTCTGGTAAAGTATTTAATACTTCAAATCCTGACCTAACATACTCTGTCATACTAGGAATAAAAACTAAAATCGCTGGAGCTAACAGGACAATTAAAGCAAATTCATCTTTCCAGCTTGAATCTGTAGCTTCTGCCATAGATTTTTCCCACGCTATTTCACCTGATGCTACTTTATCAGCAACTGCCGCTTTTGATCTTGCTTGAGCCACTTTAGCCTGACCATCTGCCTTTACTTTTTCTACTTTTGATTCCATCCATGAACTAGCTAAGTTTGCTATTGGACCTATTAACGCTGCAAACATATTAATACACCTTTACTGTTTTTGGGTCTATTTTTGGAATTAACTTGCACATACACTGATAGACCTTATCTTTATTATCTCTAGTAATTATCTGATTGTGTAGTTTTTTTTTATAACTCATACAATCGTTAACATCTTTAAAATATATTCCACCTTCCATTTGTATACCAAAGTAACACATCAGCATAAAAGCTGTCATTATAAAGCGCTTTGTGGCGTTCTGTGTAAAGCAAACTCTTGTATACTTGCTACAACATGCAATCTATTAGCCGTTGCTGCTGTTACTGTTAATATTTCTCCACTTTGTAATATTAAATCTTCTGTTAACAGTTCTATTGTTGTGCTAGCTCCAACCGCTTTTACATGAAACAAAGTAAACACAGTGCTTCCATTAGTAATAATCATTGTTATTGTATCAGCATTGCCAGAATCTTCTGCAACTAATATTGAATTAATAACAGAGGCATTAAAATCTGAAGAGCTTGGAGCAGTGTACAAAACAGTAGCATTTGTTGTTGTTAAATCTAATTTAGCATTAGTTAAACCTTGAACATATTGCGGTATACTAGTAATTAACATTATCTTTTTCCATCTGGGACCACATTAACTTGTGGTGTGCCTAATTTAAATTTTGTACCTAAAGAAGTGGACTCAACTCTTAATGCAAATGTTCTTCCTCTAACTCTTATGTCTAATTTTTCTGTGTATGTTTCTACAGGGCTTGTAGCTGTTCTTTGCGTTGCCTCTGTGTCAGTTTGAGTAAACCCTGAACCAGAATGAGATTTAGCTTTTACAGTAAAATTAACACTAGGATTAGTTGATGTAGATCCATTAAAATTAATGTCAGGTATAATTCTGTTTATAGAAGCAAACTTACTACCATCTCCTAGTGCCATAGGAGCTGACTCTACAAATGCTGTTATAGCAGATCCATCATCATCAAAGCCTGTTTCATGATTGTATAAATATTGTCCACCAGTTGCTATAGGCAACGTTCTAATACCTCTATCTAACCATGCTTGCCTTTCAAGAGTTCCAAAATACCAAACATTTTCTAAATAATTATACGTTACATAAGAATCAATTTCAGTAGTACTAGCACTAGGATAAAACCATATTATCTCACTAAATTCTGAATTAACTCCAACATGCACCTTTGATTTTTCTTCAAAATTAAAATTTAAAAATACTTTATCTTTTACAGAGCAAGGTATTTGTTGAGTCTGTCCTGAATAAACATAAAATGTATCAACTCCCATCCAATATACGCTATCGTCAACAGCTACAGCTGAAGCAGAACTCATAATAGTTATATTTTTAGCAAGCTCCTTTATACCAAATGTAAATGGAGGGCCAATAAACTTCATTGCGTGTAAACTTTTATTTGTAAAAACTAATATTTGTTCTTTTGTTTCTACTGCTTGCATAAACTCAGATCCACCACCTAACCTAATTTCACCAGCAGTATTTGTGGTAGTTGGAAACCAGTCTACAGGATTCTCTTGAGAAGAAAACCTTATTAACAACGGATCTTGAACGCCATTACCTTGTGTTGTTGTAAGAGATGCGCCTAACGCATCAGCTCCAAATGCTATTACATGCCTATCTGAATCAGAAACTATAATTTGTTTACATATTTGAGGCACACTTGTTTCGCCACTCAATATAGTTGTTGCGCTTAGTTCAATAGCTCTGGCTGTTAAACCTGAACTTCTATCCCAATAAAACAAACCTCCATTTCTAGGGTTAATAATTAAATCTTCACCAAAATTATCATGAGACCAAAGTCTTATCTGCGCTCCCGGAACCGTAATTGCGGCAGCATTTCCAAACCCTACAAAATCATCTAAAGCTGAAACATTACCTTTTACTAAAAAAACTAATGTATTGTCCGTATGAGTTACAGCAGTTGTCCCACTGTGCCCTCTTGTTACGGTCATAGTGTCGTCATCGCCTGTGTTCGCCACAAGCATTAATTCTTGATCAACTAAAATAACATCTCCAGCAGCAGTCATGCCAGTTTCATCGTCAACATCAACAGCAGTCTCACTATTATCTAAAGCTTCGTTAAGTTGCGTAGATTTAGCATTACTTGTTGTGCCACTCCATTGACCAGCTCCCCAACCGGTTCCACCAACCGTTGTATTAAGACCAGTGTTTATTTGATAGGTTGCTTTTGAAATATTAAAAGACAAAGTTCCATTTGTTACTGAACCACCAGTAGTAGATGCACTAAGCTCAAATGTTGTTGAATTTGTAATTGAAGATACCGTAGCGCCTGCTGGTATCCCTGTGCCGGTAACTGGTATCCCTGCAACAAGAAGAGCTGTGCTATCCATTGTTATAGTAGGGTCATTATTATAATCACAAGTAGCATCTGTAAAAAACCCATTACTTGTGTCTGATGAATTAGCAGCAACAGAAGATATAATTGTGTAAGAATTTGAACTTATTAGCGCTACAATTTTATATTCTATATTTAATATTGCTGCTGTAATAACACCACCTAAACTATCTGCACCAGAAAAAGTAACAAAATCATTTTCATTTGCACCATGCGCAGGATCTATTACGGTTATAGTTGTAGAGCCATTAGATGCAGAAAAAGTAATATCACCCGCACTTGTAATTACTCTTATTGGAGTGATGTCATTAAACGTTTGGCCTTCTTCTATATAATACTTTAACTCAGTCCCCAACCCTAAAAAATCTGAACCATCTAATGCAATCCAGTTATGTAATCTTCTTGCTGACCCTTCGTAATCACTGGGGCTATACTTAGACCAGCCTCCCATTTTTTCTGGTGTGCCTAATCTAAATCTAATTTTATCCCCATCTACAAACCCACCTTCAGTGCTATAAGGTGTGTTATCAGAAGATATACCAGCTTTAAAATTTAATTTGGTTAATGGCATTAAGTAACCTTTACCG